GTTATCAGCAACGATGCCGATTTGGGGGGTGGGCCGCTGATTGCCCGCCATGATGACCATGGATGTGCCGGCGATCGTTCCCGAAACGGGTGTGGCATTGCCCTGATCGTCGAACAGCGCCGCCGCTGTGCCGCCGACGACATAAAGTCCCTTGCCGAATACATAGAGCATCCCGCGGCACGGCCCGTTAAGCCCGGTCGTACCGGTATCGAAGCGCGACGTCCCCGGCACCGCGTAGATAGGGAGCGGCGACTTTGCTGCCTGGCCCAGCGCTTCCGGGTAGCCGTTCAGCAGGCGCTGGTTCGATCCGAACCCGCTTTTGTCGGGGTTCGACGTATGCCCGAAATCGACTGCGACCATAGGTGAAATCCTCTTCGAAAATCGGTGCCGCGCCTGCCTCGGCAGCTTTACCGAGGCAAAGTGCAGGAATTGGATAATTGAGCCTGCGCTGAGGGCGAACATAGTGCGGAGGGTGGCCTGGTTTTTCTTGGCTGCATTCTTGGTTTTGGTAGTGGCGCGCGCCGCCCTTGGCGAACGCCGCGTTGCGCTCGTAATCGGCAATTCGAACTATGCAAATGTGGCCAGGCTTCCAAATCCGGCGAAGGATGCGGGTGCCATCGCGGACGCGCTCGCCCGCCTCGGCTTCGACTTAACTCGCGCCAATGGTCTTGGTGTTGGCGAGATGCGCAAAGCTCTGGCTGGATTCGAAGACAAAGCCATTGGTGCGGATTGGTCTACTATTCCCGGCGGCATGGAAATGGGCGGCAAGAACTGGCTCGTTCCCGTTGACGCCACACTTGTCAAGGTGAGCGATGTTGCCGGCGAGGCGGTGCCGCTCGACCGTGTCCAACGGGTGCGGCCAGCTTATTCGCTTCGCATCGTCATTCTCGACGCCTGCCGGAACAATCCCTTTCTCGCCAAGACAGGTAGAGCCCGTGGCGGAACGCGCTCACTCGGACTGGGCCTTGCACCCGTCGACGGCCATGTGGCATTGGATGGCGACGGCGCACACAATGCCTTCGCTCAGGCCATGTTGGTTGTTAAGGCAATCGCCACGACCGGCACCTATACAATCGACCGGTACTCCCTGAATGGCTTCGCCTCGGCGCTAAGGAAGGCCGAGGAGGCTTGCCGATAAGCGGGCAATTTTGGCGTCCCGAAGCGCAGCTCTTCGCATTTGCTGCACTTCGCAATTAACCGTAACGCAGCGTTTTTGCAATCTGCGCTATCGGAACCCATAGCGGCGCAGGCTCGGCATCCAACTCAAGCCCATATCCAGGCTCGCCTGAGGCGCGATGACGTAATAGGCGAGCAGGGCCGTGTAGGCTTTCTGCGCGCGCTTTTGCGTCGAGGGCTGCGCCTCGATCCCGCTGGCCGATGCAAGCTCCACCGCGAGGATCGCCTTCGTCCCCTCCGCAAATTGAGCAAGCAGAGGGAACGGATCGTTCAAGCCGTATGATAGCGGTTCAGGCTTTGGCGGCTTCGAGGCATCGCTCGGACCGTAAGGCGGATAGGCTCCCGAGCAGTCCGTAACGTCGCCATTGATAAAATCGTCGCTGAAAAAGATGCCATCGGTTTTCGCGACGGGCGGGTTGGGGCCGCCGGGAAAGATACCGTCTGCAGCCCAGGCGTTCAGCATGTCGTTATACATGGCAAGGCCGGCCTCCGCCCGGGCCGGATCGAGGTCCGAGCCGAGAGGCAGAAGGCCGAGCCGGCGGTAGGCGCCGGCAACGATGTCACGGGCCGTTGTCATTCAGGACCTCAATGATCGCATGTTTGAGCTGGGCCTTGGTCCAGCCGGAACCGAAGCGGATGCCGCAATCGGCGGCAACCTGCATGAGGCGCTGCCGTGACATGCGGTCGAGCTTCTCCTGGCCGGTCAGCTCTTGATCCGGGCCAGGCTCCGGCAAGGTCACACGCGGCGTTTCGGGAAGCGGCTCGCTATCGCTGGCGGGCGCTGGAAATCGTTGCCAGCCCTGATCGGCTGGCACATGATCGGGATGCTCGAAAAGGCACGCCTCGCCGTTCCGGTACATCCAAAGGCGTGTATCGCCAGTCATCACTGACCTTTCATGATACCAACGGCCACGAGCGTCGCCCTGATCTCATTTAAAAGCGTGATAATCGCGGTGGCCTGGGCCTGATCGAAGCCGAAAGGAGTTGTATTCGTCGGCGCGGTCGTTGGCACGGCAGCCTGTGCGGAGCCAGAACGCTGCGGGACGGGTGGCACATTGTAGAGCGAGATGTAATCGTTCGGGCTTTGGCCGAGCACGGTGCCATCGGGATTGCCGTCAGAAAGCTGCTTTACGGGCATGGGTTTTACTCCTGAATCGAGGGAAGAAGCCAGGCGGAGTGCCATCCCAGAGTTACCGCAAGCGATATCCGGGATGGCGAAGGCATTAGCTCGACGCGCCTGAGAGGCGGGTGGCGAGGTCTGGATAAATCGGCTTCACGCCGTAGAGGATATCGAGGCGCCACATATTGATGTCGTTGATAATGTCGTAGTCGCAGATCACCCGGATCGAGAGGCCCTTATAGCTCTGCCGCGCTTTCTTGATTGCGCCCTCGGGCAATTCCATCGGCACCATGCAAAGTGCGAATGCGTTCTCGTGGAAAACGAGGTTCTGGGGATAGGACGCCCCCGCGGTGCCCATAAAGGTTAGCGCCGCGTTTTGCGCAGGCGCCGCGCTCACGGTCGCATACTGACCGGAAACGATGATGGCCGGCGCGATGGCGATCGCGTCCGCCGCGCCGGTTGCGGTGACGGGAGCGCTTACGACGAACTGCTGCAAATAGGGCAGAACCTGCTTTGTGACGGGATTGACGGCGTAAACACCGGCAATGGTGAAAACGTCGCCCTCATTCAACGTAGCACCAGCAGTCAGGCCATCGACGAGGATGGCGGTTTGGTTGGTGTTCAACGACGCGAGGTTGTTACACCCGTGTTCGTGACACCGTTTGCAGACGCGGTAGCAGAAATAACAGGTGTTCCGGCATAAGAGCCGACCGTATAGTTGATAACGTTCTGCGACGAGTAGCAGTCGGTGTTGCCAACCATCGGAAGTTTGGACTTCTCCAACGCAGTCCTCGCAACGTCCGGCACGTAGAGGCCGGTGAAGCTCGATGCCATGCCGTAGAAATCGGCGGGCGACAGGCAGGAAGCACGCGGCGCGGGCACAGCCATCTCATCGAGCCGCTGCGGGCCCTTGATGAAGGATTTATAACCCGAAAGTGTCTGGCCGGGGGTACCGACCCAGTTCCACACATATTTGTAAAGCGACAAAACATCGAGATCGACCTGGTTCGCCAGCGCGATCATGGGATGCTTCAGATAGCGCTCGGCGAAGCGGTCGATCGTGAGCGTGAGGTCTTTGGTCGGGAACCGCAAATCGACGCCGCGCTGCGTGTTGATCTGGATTTGCACTTTACCTTCGGTCGCGTCCTGCATCTGAGCGACAGAGCCCGTGCGCACCGCATATTTGACGGGCCGGCGGATTGTGAGCGTGTCGCCGATCTTGGTTTCGCCAAACTCCGACTCATAGGCGCGGTAAACCATTTTCGCGGCGACAAGGTTATTGTCGAGCTGCATCAAGCCTTCCTTGGCGATGATGCTCGGAGTTAAGAGTGTTGAGGCCATGGGGCTTTGCTCCTTGTTGGTGGATTGGGTAGTCAAGCACCCCTGGACCAGCCAAGGGCATCATGGCCGGGCTTGGCCCGGCCAGCCAGGACCAGAAAATGAATGGCTAGAAGTGCTTTGGATGACCGCCGCTGGTACAGCCGTAATCCGAAATCAAAATCCGCGCGCGCGCCGGTATTCCTCGAAGTCCATGTCTTCCAGCGGTGTTCCGGCACTGCCGCCGCGGCCTGATAACGTGCCGACAGGTTGAGGCGCGCGGCTGACGGAGACGGCGTTCGAGCCGATGCGCCCTTCGAGGCGTGCAATCGACGTCGCTTGCGACACTGGCGGCAGGCTCGCGATCTGCGCCGCCTCGGCCGGGTTCTTGCCGAGGTAATAGGCGATTTCCGCGCCCCGGCTGGATTCGCGGATGGCGTCAGCCATGACTGGCGTCACGGTCAGGTTTGGGTTGTGCGCGACGGCATCGAAATCAGGCACCTTCTGGCGGAAGTCGGCTGTTGACTCAGCCCAAGCATCCAGTGCCGCCCGTGCCGCGAACTCCTGCGCCTGAGTGGCCTGGCGCGCCAGCATATCGGCGCCCACCTCGCGGACGGCATGCTGGGCAACAGCACGGGTATAGTCCTCAGGTGCGCGATAGTCCTGCGGCCGGCCAGGATTTTGCAACCGCTCGCGCAGCGCCGCCGCTTCCGCCGCGCTCCGTGCTGCTACGGCGTCGGCGGCATGCTTTTGGCGGATGAGCTGCTGGACGCGGCCGTCGCGTCCGGCTTCGCTTCCGCCCGCCGCGGGTTGAGCCGATGCGGGGGCTTCGCTTTCCGCCTGCGCAGTCTGCCCGGAAGATGCCAAGGCGGCGTCGTTCACGGACTGGATATCGTCGTGTTCGGTCATGATCTCATCCTGAATGAACTGAGCTGAACGGCGCTTCGCGAGCGCGCTAGAACACTGCGCGAGTGCCTAGAAACTTTCCCGAGGGAAATGGGGTGTGACCGGCAGGCACATGCCGTTTAGGACGGAAGATGCGCGAGACCGGCTTGGATGGCGGATTCGATATTCGCGCCAAAGCGTACCTCGATCATGGCAACATAAACGGCCTTTAGCATCGTATTGACGGCTTCCGCGGAGGTCAGACAGGTAATGTCAGGATCGAATTCGCTGATAACCGCGTAGCCAGCCTGAAGCATTTCCGGCGTTATTTTCAGGTAACTCCTCTTGGGCGGAGAATGTCTTACGCTCATGGCGGCCTCGCATATTTTAAAGCTTGTACGGCGAGGGATCGGCAAAGCGGGTGCGCTTCACCTCATTGTCGAAAACCTTGCCCTGGAGGTCCGCTTCGGCCTTGGCCGCGTTTGCCTGGCGCTCCCGGAGTGTGGCTTCCTGCATCGCCGTTTGAAGCGGATCTTGCGGCGTGCCGTACACGGTGGACGCCACGGTGGAGAGAGTGCGCGCGGCGGCGTCTTGAGCCTCGGCGTGCGCGCGCATCGCTTCTGCTTCCGACTTGGCGGCGAGACCTTGTACGCGATTGAGATGCGCCTGCGCAAGCGCCGCCTGGTAAGCCTGTTGTTGAGCCTGGGCGATCTCGACACCGGGCGGCGGCGCTTCGCCGGAAATTTGCGGCGGCAGCATGCGCTTGAGCCGGTCCGCGATCTCATCCGCGCCGGGCCAATCCATATTCCGCGCAACAAGATCGCCGGCCACTCCCGCGGCTTGCGGCACAGCTTGAATGAATTGCAGCATGGCGTCTGCGGCCTCCGCACGGCGCGTCGCGTAGGATGGGCCGATCTTCACGCGCACATCGTAGGTGCCCTGGCTCAGATCGTTGAGCAGCATCGGTTTACCGTTCACACCCATCACCGGCACGTTGATGCGCACCGGCAGATGGGACTCGTCTTCGCGCATAATGCGGACGGTTCGCTCGCTGTCGTAAATCTTCGGGATGAGATCGATCAAGACCGTGCCGAGATGGTTTAGCGTTGCCATCAAATTGTCCTGATAATGCAACGCGGAGACACCGCCCTGGCTTTCGCGGGCGCGGATAGCAACGCCTGAAATCTCGTTCGAGCGTGCGCCGATCGCGGCGTCGTAAATGCCTGTCGTTGCCTTCATCTCGTCGGCGGCCATAGCGCTCTCGTTCACAAGCGCCGCCGGGATATCGGGCGGCGGTTCGCGCATGGGGCGTCCGCCCGGCACCTCTGGGTCCGGCTCGTAGAGCAAGTAGGGCCGCGAGACCGTGTTTTGCGTATCCCACTGCCCCTTGAACTTTGCGATCATCGACGGCGTGGCGACAAACGGCGCGCGCGGCGCAAGCGCGATCGCCTCGGCGGCGGCGGAGCGCCAGAAATTATAAAGCTGCTGCGAATCGCGGCTGAAGCGGATCAGCCCGCTGCGGATCACCTTCGTTTCGAGCGAGGTCTCCGAGCCGATCACGGGGAAGATCGGGATGTGGCGCCCAGCCCATTGGTTCGGGCCTTCCAGCACCTCCTCGCCGCTCAAGAGATAATGCTCGACCTTGTGCGATCTCACCTTCCGCTCGGCGACGATCCCCAAACCTTGTAACTCTTTCGGCTCCACTTCGGTAATATCGAGGGTCACGCCGCCGGCAAGCCGCACGATGGTGCGCTCATGCGGACGCTTCACCCAATATTCGCAAACGCGCACGCCGTCGCGATTGGCCCAAAACAGGCCGCTCTCGGCGTTAAGGTCGGACGGCGCCATGAAGTCGGACATGGCCGCGCCGGGGAAGCGCTTTTGGAACTCCTTGCGCCCCATGATCTCGGAGACAAGGCAATATTCGGCATCCGACCGGCTCGGCTCGACAGAGCCCGGTGCCCAAAACACGGAAAGCGGGTGCTGGATGCGCTTGATGCGGATTTCCTGATCGAAGCCGTCCTCGTCCGCGTAATCGGTGACGATGCGGAAATGGCCGATACCGCACGCCACCGCGTAATAGACCGCGTTCGCAAACACATTCGTGGCATTCGAGCGGTATTGGATCTGCCGCATGAGCCCTGAATAAATCTCGGCC